AATGTCCTATATCCTGCTTATAGAAGTTTTCCCGAGACTTTTGCTGATGATCCTAATCGTCTTTATGTTCCTTGGTCAATCGACGACGCATACCATAAGTTAGAAAACTTACTAAACGCACCGCATCACAACATGGGTCTAATTAGTGACTGGACTGATGGCACTGTGGATCGTATCGTGGACATCTTGGAAGGCAAGGGCGAACAGTGGAACCGTGCAGGCAATCGTTATCGTGATCATGTCAGCCAAGCCAAATATCATGTCAGGAAAATGTAACAATGAGAATGCCCGATTGGTTAGACCAGTCTGACATTTTTTATTTTGTAAATCCTGACATTGATGGTGTTTTGTATTCGGTCATTGATGGCAAGATAGACTACAGCAAAAACAAACTTGATCAATTAAAACAGTATGCCTTGGTAGTAGCAGACTACAGCACTGAACACTGGGGTCCGGGCACAGAAATCATTGATACCAGTTATCGTTTGCTCAAAGAATCTGGAATCAACTTTGTTATTTTTGTGCATGACCCGGCAGATCATCAACGCTATCCCGAAGTATTCTTTTATCCATTTTGGTATTATACAGCAAAAAGATATTTTGTTTTTGCCAAACAAGTTCCTACATCAAAAAAACAATATCTTGTAGGATGCTTTAACGGAACTCCTAGGACACATAGAATAATAAATTATTTGGAAATGTCCAAGAAGTCCTACATGGACCAAAATTTGTTTACTTTTTTCAATCCCGAAAACCGCCCAGTTGCCAACGAAGGCATTGTGTTAGACCAAGAACAACAGGCTCAATGGGATGCAATTAAAAAAAATTTTCCCAAGCGGCATCCGGGTCCCGGATTCAACATAGACCATCCTATTTGCACAAACAGTTATATACATCTGGTCACAGAAACAAATGTCGCTTCTAAAATATTTGTTTCAGAAAAAACCTGGAAAGCAATAGCCGCAGAACAACTATTCTTAGTGCTAGGAAATCCTGGAACCATCAATTACCTGCGCGGCCAAGGAGTAGACTGTTTTGACGATATTATAGATCATAAGTATTATGACAACGAGCCAGATTGGCAAGTAAGAATGTCAAAAATTCACAGCATCATTGATTCGTTAGTGGGTCAAGATCTTGAAAAAATTTATCAACAAACACAAGTTCGTAGACAAGCCAACTACCAAAAGTTTGTCAACGGGGAATTTGACCATAAGTATTGCCAAACCATCCAAGAATACATAGCCAACATATGAGTTTTGATCGACTATTTAAATTTGAGCAGGACCTAGCTGAATACACTGGCGCACCATACGTGGTTGTAACCGACGGTTGCACTCATGCCATTGAATTGTGTCTACGCTACGACCGTCCACAATTTTTGGCCTTTACAGCATTTACCTACATAAGTGTTCCTTTGCTGATGCATCATCTACAGATTAACTATGTGTTGACGTCAGAGGATTGGACCGGCGAATATCAATTTCACGGCACACGCATATGGGATTCAGCACGTAGACTAGAACCTGGCATGTATCGCGCAGGTCAGATGCAGTGCCTTAGTTTTGGCTACAGCAAGCCCATGGAGTTAGGCAAAGTTGGTGCTATACTATTAGACGACGAACAGGCATATCAAACCTTAAGTGCTTGGAGATCAGATGGCAGAGATCTTAGAATACAACCTTGGCAAGATCAAAAAATATTTGGTCTAGGATGGCATTATTGTCCTATAATAGATGATTGCGAACGTGGGTCACAATTATTACACAAAACTTCTCCAGCAAGTCAAAAAGTAACCTATCCTGACTGCAGAGAAATCACAATAGTTCGTTAGGAAATATCGGTATGTTACAGATTGTAAAACTTGATTATGATTTTGGTTGTTTTTTAACAGCCGACTATACTCAACACGAAGGCAGCTGTATCAAACATCAGGTATATGAACTCACAGACATTCACAAACAGTTTGGAGGATTTCCTGACAGCTATTGTTTTGCCAATACCAAAATTCATCAGCTATGGTGGACTGCTGATCAAATTGACTATGAAGAAATTGGTCGACAACTGGGCATAGAAGTTATAACTGTCAGCAGTATCCTACAACCACCAGGCTGTGTGATTCCTTATCATAGAGATACATTTTATCAAATTGGCAAACAATATCCCGAGCGCACCAGTTTAAAAGTTCGAGCCAACATTTACCTAGAAGATTATAAACTTGGTCAAATGATTCAGTATGTTGAAAACAACAAAATCAACACCAGTGTGAATTGGTCTGCTGGCGATGGCTTTGTTTGGGACAGCGAAATCCTACACCTAAGTGCCAATGCTGGCATGCAAGACAAATACACGTTACAGGTCTCTGGATTTTTAAAATGAATAACGTGTATCTGTTTCAACCGCAGTTTGCGGTAGAAATTAGAAATGAAAAAAATTATTGGTTGCCCTACAGCATTGGTTGTCTATGGAGTTATTGCCAACAGTTTGAAGATGTAAAGAATAATTTTGAACTCAAAGATATTGTATTCAAACGAGAGCCACACTCAGACATACTGGCTAGACTAGACAATCCAAGGGTTGCGGCATTTAGTTGCTATCAATGGAATCGAAATTACAATTTAAATCTAGCCAAATCTATAAAAAACGCATGGCCCAACTGTGTTGTTGTTTTTGGAGGACCCGAAGTTAATATTGACTTTAGCCTATATGACTTTATCGACACCGTGGTCTTGGCTGAAGGGGAATATTCAATGCTGGATATATTGCGTAAAATATCTCGCAATGAGCCTGTGCCCGAATCTTATACAAAACAACGTATTGCCACAGATGACTTGCCTAGTCCTTATTCTACAGGTGTGTTTGATGCCATCATCAAGGCCAATCCCGAAGTAAAATGGGCAACTACCTTAGAAACCAACAGAGGTTGTCCGTTCAGTTGCACCTTTTGCGATTGGGGTGGACTGACCTACAGCAAGGTTAAAAAACTTTCGTTGGAACGTGTCAAACAAGATCTAGATTGGATTGCTGAAAATCCAATTGGTTACATATTTTGTGCTGATGCTAACTTTGGTATATTCAAAGAACGAGATTTAGAAATAGCCCGGATGGTCAGAGAAACCGGATTGAAAAATCCTGGACTTGATGTTTTCAATGCTACCTTTAACAAAAACAACAACGAGTGGAGTTTTAAAATTTTGGAACTGCTGGGAGATCTCAACAAGGGATTTACAGTCAGTGTGCAGAGTCTACACCCACCCACACTCAAAGCAATCAAGCGCGACAACCTGGGCATAAACGACCTGTCCAACATCTTTGAGTTGAGCAACAAACATCAGGTCAATGCCTATACCGAAGTGATTCTTGGGCTACCCTTGGAAACCAAAGAAACATTCATCAACGGGTTGGTAACACTATTAGAGTTGGGTCAACACAATCAAATTGAAGTTTGGTTCACTGACTTATTAACAAACAGTGAACTGGCCACGGGCATGAGCAAAATAAACTATGGCATCAAAACCGTTGTTACAAAAAACTATTTGGCCTTGTTGAATCAGAACGACCACAACGAATTTGACGAAGACATAGAGTTAATTTGTGCTACCAATACCATGAGCACACAGGACATGATTGACAGTTATCTATATGCTTGGATGATTGTCAATGTTCATATTCAGGGCTACAGTCAATTGGTCAGCAAATACTGTAGATATGTTCACAATATAAGCTACAGAGATTTTTATGACCGCTTGTTGGACGAAATCAAAACACAACCAGAACTTGCCGAAATCTACACAAAGGTAAAAGACACTGTGACCGGTTTGTTAACCACTGGTCGCTTGCCCGCGGACGTAACCGCACACAATTTGGTATTTCTTGAAGGAGCAAGTTTATACAAGAACAAATACCAAATATTCCAAATAGTAAAAACTGTGTTTGAAAGCCTGGCACCCGCACCCAATCATAAATTAATAACATTACAACAGTGTTTTATTTTTAATTCAACCATGACGTATCCTATCGAATTGGATTGTGATTTTGATTTTGATCTGTTAAAATTATCACAGTGTTGTTACAAAATCAAACCCAAAGCAGATTCAATTGATCTCAAAGAATTTGCGGATTCTTACTATGTTCTGCGTCGCAAGGGTTTGATCAAAAACAAAATGGAAAAGGTAACTGTATGAAAGTAAGCAAAATACCCGGATTTGGCAGTTATGGACAGTATATCGACGATCTTGACTTTGCCACATTGACCGACGAAGAGTGGTTGGCCATTGGTAAATCACACTTAAAAAACTTATTGACCATTATTAGAAATCCCAAAGGCTTGAGCAAAGACGAATACGTTGAGCGCATTGGTCGCTTTGGACCAACCAAAGGTAGCGTTCGCGCAACCATAGCTAAAAAATACGGCAGACTAATTGATGCCTTTGATCCTGAGTCGCTCAAAGGAGTATCAGAAGAAGATCTTAGATTTTTGAATTCAAGAAAATACATGCTGGAGCAGACTGAGAAGGGCAACATGCTGTCAAGAATCTACGGAGTCAAAGACGAAGAAGGTCACATGTTGGGTTCATTTGACAGCGGCGACCTAGGCTGGCACAGCAATGAATCATCGCAACTGACTTTTGCTCCTGAAGTTTCTTTGATGGGCTCTGAAAACATGTTGAACAGTGCCACAGGCTTTATGCAGACTGCTGACTACTATGAGTCAGTCAGCAACAGCTTTCGCAGTGAGCTAGACGAAATGGTAATTTTACATACCTACAAAGAAGGTGCTATCAGCCCAGCAGAAACATCCAATCCTGAATTTAGAAAACAAATACAATTAAATTTTTGCCCAGTTGAGGATGCGGAAACTCCTTTGGTATTAACCAGTCCCGGTGGCATTAGAGGATTACACTATACAATAAATTCAGCTCACCGCATCAAAGGTATGTCAAAAGAACAAAGCGATCAAGTCTTCAAACAAATTGATCAGGAACTATTCTCAGATCGCTATACGTTTTATCATCATTATCAGACCAATAACGATCTTGTATTGTTTGATAATTCCATTACGCTACACTGTAGATTAAAAGGTGATGTCAATCGATTGGCATATAGAATACAGTATGAGCCTTGCCATTTGTTGGATGCTCCTTGGTATCCTTACGATGATCCAAAGTTTCTAAATGAATACATTGATCAAACTCATGAGTTGATTAAAATTTTACAAATTGAAGATTTTAAATTGCCAATCAAGTCTTGACAACGACCTAAATACCCTTTATAATAGCACTAAGACTAGCCATCCTCGGCTTTAACTCGGAGAAACAATGACAACATACACATCAGAAGATTTAAAAAACGCAATCAAACATTCTAAATTGGTTGAGGAAGCACCATACCATCCCGGATATGAAGATGCCATAGTCCGCCCAGAAGATGGTCGCCCACTCAGTGAAGTAATTCGTGAACGCATGATTGCTGGCAAGAAACGCTTTTGGGCTGGCGACAACATCAGTGAATATGTCTCAGAAGAAGATAAACAACAACTGATCAACGAAGCCACTCGGGCATTTGAAAAGGTCTTAGATGCCTTGTTGATTGATCGCACTTATGATCCCAACAGTCATGGCACGGCACGTCGCTTGGCCAAGATGTATTACAATGAGATCATGGCTGGACGTTACGAACCAGCACCGGACGCTACAGCGTTCCCAAATGATAGTAAGGATAGATATGAAGGTATGCTTGTGGTACGCAGTGAGTTGCGTAGTATGTGTAGTCATCATCATCAGCCTGTCTCGGGTGTGGCCTACATTGGTATCATTGCCGCGAACAAACTCATCGGTTTGTCAAAATATACAAGAATTGCACAATGGTGCGCCCGTCGTGGAACTCTTCAGGAAGAACTGTGTAATGATATTGCCCGCGAAATAATGCGAGCAACAGATTCAGAAAATGTTGGTGTGTATATTCAAGCCACACACGGTTGCTGTGAGAATCGTGGCATCATGGCGCACAGCTCATTGACGCAAACTACTGTGTTAAAAGGTGTGTTTCAAACAGATCCAGCAACTAAAAAAGAGTTCATGGACAATATCAAACTACAACAAGAGTTTGCTCCTAGATGATGCGCTTTAGGTTATGGTTAGCTCGGCTGATCTTGGGCAAACATTGTTCATGCTACCGCATGGGCTATCATCACTTGTCAGATTATTCTCAACAACAAATTGGTAAGAAGAATAATCCATGCGAGCACTAGTCCTTGTAGCTCATCCTGATGATTGTGTGATTTGGGCCAAGGCTTACATGGATGCTCATCCTGAACATGGCTGGACTATAACATATCTTACACACTGGCGTTTTCACAAGCGTGGTCGTGAAATTGCTCGCTATTGGCGTAAGAGAAATGTTCCTGTGCGATTCCTAGGATTCAAAGACCACGGTCGAGATCTTGGTCTCGGTGGCCTACATACCTGGTCAGAAAAGGAAGCTGTTAGAGTGCTACAACGTGCAACCGAAGGATACGATCTTATTTTAACGCACGGTGAAGAAGGTGAATACGGACACCCACATCACTGTGTAATACACAAAGCAGTCAACGATTTGCCACAGGCCAAAGTTTATTTTTCACAGGAGCCAACAGACATAGCATTTCCGGTGAAGATTGAACTAGATGAGTTGCCGAGGCATAGAGCGTCAATAGAGATTCATGCTCGCGATACAGCATACTACAAGGAATTGTTTGAATGGCTGGATTAACTTTTACTGGACAGAATCCATATACCACAACAACCGGTGTTACTAATACTGGATGGATTGCCGCAGGAACCACACGCTGGAACACTACCACTAGTCAGATGGAAGTGTTTGATGGCCAACAATGGACGGTGTTGGGTGCTGGCGAAGTTAAAGATGTAACTTTAGCGGACATGGTTCAATATGCCGAAGATCAAGTTGCTACACAAATTGAATTAGAATACGCAGACAATGCCACTATCCTGGATGCTTATAAGACTTGGGAAGCGGCCAACGAAAGATTTCGAGTAATATTAGCCTTAGCGGAGAAGAAATGATAGCCTTAACAGCCTTGATGTGTGTCCTACTTGGATACCAAGTCAGCATGCCAGCAGTAGACAATGCCAAATACACTTTTACAGTTCATAAAGAACAAATTGTTCGAATGAATACACAAAATGGTTCATTTGAAGTGTGTGACGAAAAGTTAAAATGCACACCAGTTGAACCAAATAAATAGTATTACAGCGGCCTATTCGGCGTCATCCCGCTTTACAAACTCTGCCGCCTATGCTAAAATTTAACATAGGAGAAACAGCATGATTCATTACAACGAAACAGAGTTGATCAAAACAATCAACGAACAGAAACAACAAAGCGTTCAACCCATCACTTACCGATTCACCAGCACCAAAGAGTATGTAGATCAATTCCCGGTAGCCTATCGTCAATGGCGTGCCGACAGTCATTGTAACTTGATTCATGGCTACGCATTTAGCATGAAGTTTTACTTTGGCACCAACGACTTAGACGTTCGCAACTGGGCCGCAGACTACGGTGGACTCAAAGAACTCAAAGAAGTTTTACAAAGCCAGTTTGACCATACCTTACTAGTAGCACAAGATGATCCTGAATTGGAAACATACAAACTGTTAGAATCAAAAAACATGGCCAAGCTGACCATACTGCCAAGATTAGGTTGTGAAGGTCTTGCTGACATGCTATACAAGTATGTGAATGGTGTTTACATTCCTGACTACTGGGGTCCAAGCGAAGCCGCACGTTTATGGTGCTATCGTGTAGAAGTTCGTGAAACACAAAGCAACATGGCGTTCCGTGAAGGTCACCGTGAATGGAATGAAGATTTATTTGCTTGATAAACGGCGTATATAAGTATATGTCGTAGAGGGCCTAGCGGCAAATTGCTCCTACCATTTTTACTATAAAACAATCAATGAAAATTTTCCTTACTGGTGCCAGCTCGGGTGTAGGCCGAGCATGTTATGATTTGCTTAAAGACCAACATCAAGTAGTTGCGCCAACCAGTCAAGAATTTAATCTAGGTCAATTTGATCAGGTGAGTTCTATAGACTTATCTGACATAGATTGTGTTATCAATTGTGCTGGGGTAAATCCTGGCAGTTATCAAGGCTGGAAAAACAACACCTGGCAGAATCAACAAAATCAAGTTGACGTAAATTTTACCGGGGCACTTTTTTTAATCAAGCAATATGTTTCTCAAAGAAACCAAGGGCACTTTGTTTACTTGACCAGCAACAACATTGACGATCCTATTGCCCATAATATATTTTATACAGCTGCCAAACATGCTCTTAGATACAGTGTTCAAACCATAAGAAAAGAGTGCCCAGACATTGTTTTCACTGAGGTATGCCCAGGAAAAATAAAAACCAACATGCTCAAACAAAACTATGGAACTGCCAAATCAGCAGAAGAAATTGAGCAAATTTACAATCAAGCACCATTTTTATCTGCTGTTGAAGTGGCAAAGTGTATTGTGCATGCCATCGATCATAAAATAGATCACATCACAATTTTACCCCATAACAGTGCTCAAAATAAGTAACTATTATGAAAAAACGTAAATTCAGTATAGCAGTTATGTTGGCAACTCATAAAAGAACAGACGCACTTAGTCGAAGTGTGTTTAGTTTGTTGGACCGCACTAGAGATACTTCTCAAATACAACTTATTTTTGGTATTGACAACAATGACGAAATTGGAACAAATCATTTTGTTGATGTGATACAGCCCGAGTTAGATCGCCGAGGGGTGGATTATACTGCCCTTAGTTTTGAACCAATGGGTTATTTGTGTCTTAATCAATACTATAACAAAATGTGCGAACATGCCGATGCTGATTGGTTAATGGTCTGGTGTGACGACGCTATCATGGAAACACAAGATTGGGATGATCGAGTGGTTGAATGCACAGGTGAATTCAAGTTGTTAAAAGCACACGCACACAACGAACACCCTTACGCAGTGTTTCCTATCATACCTGCTGAATGGCACGAAATAACTGGATATTATGCCCAGCATCAGATGCTAGATGCCGAAGTCAGTCACATGGCCTACATGTTAGACGTAATGAAAATCATTGACATTACTATCACACACGATCGTGCAGACCTTACTGGCAATAACAACGACGAAACCAATCGAAAGAAAGTAATGCTAGAAGGCAATCCTAATAATCCATTGGATTTTCATCATCCAGGCATGCGTGGTCAGCGGGTAATGGACACAGAAAAAATTTCTCAATACATGAAATCTTGCGGACTCGATACCTCGTGGTGGGAAGGTGTCAAAGCAGGCAAAAATGATCCGTTTAGTTTGATGGAAGCCAATGACCCAAATGGTCAAACTGTTAGAATGGCTTTGAAGACCGATTCACAAGGTCGCACCTATGCACAGAAAGTTTAACAATGTCTACAAAAACCTTTAGTATATCGGTTTTACTACCATCTCGTGGACGCACCGACGCACTTGAGCGCAGTGTTTCTAGTTTATTAACCTTAGCAGCTGATCCAAAAAAGATACAATTAATTTTTGGATTTGACAACGACGACGAAGTAGGATCCAACTATTTTTTAGAAAAAATGTTACCATGGTTGGACCAACAACAGGCCAACTATACTGCTTTGTCGTTTGACAGCATGGGCTACGAAGGTCTCAATCATTATTACAACAGCCTAGCAGAAAACGCTGACGCTGATTGGTTGTTTGTTTGGAACGACGACTGTATCATGAATACCGCTGGATGGGACAACGTGATAAGACAATATGATGGAAAATTTTGTATTCAGAAAGTGCATACACACAACGAACACCCTTACAGTATTTTTCCAATAGTGCCTGCTGTGTGGGTAGAAACACTGGGACGACTTAGCCGTCATCAAATGATTGACGCTGAGATTAGCCAAATTGCTTATATGCTGGATGCAATTCAAATTGTTGACATTGATGTGACACATGATCGCACAGACCTAACCGGTAACCAATCCAATGAACCGCCCAAGCCCAGAGTAAGATACGAAGGCAATCCAGAAAATCCTCTGGACTTTCATCATATTATGACCATACAACATCGCATGGACGATACTGAAAAACTTTCTGACCTTATGAAATCTCGGGGCATGGACACTACCTTTTGGACCAATATCAAACTCAACAAACAAGACCCATGGGAAAAACTCAAAAAGAATGATATAAATCATCATATGGTTCACTTTGACGGTCCGGAGGTAACATGTCAAATATAGCAGTAAGCCAACTAGTTACGCATTGTTTAATTTCTGGGGAACCTGTTGAGAAAATTTTAGATTTTGGTCAACATCCCTATGCTGATACCTTTGTTTCTGATCAACAATATTCACTCAGTGAACCGGTTTTTCCACTACAAGTTTATATGAATTCTGATTCGGGCAGTGTTCAACTAGGCTACATCAGCGACGCATCCGAACGTTATAATTTGTATTCGTATAGTTACACTTCTAGTAACAGCCAAACTTCAAGAGATCACTGGGACGAATTGGCCGAGTATGTTAAATCGACCTATGGCAACGACCGTTTGGTTGTTGAAGTAGGCAGCAATGATGGATATCTAATAGGTCAATTTGCCAAGGGATTAGGTATTGATAGTTCGCAAGACATGTGTGGCATTGCCATGGAGCGAGGTATTAATACTCTCAATGCCTTGTTTGATGTAATGGTAGCTGACCATGTGCGCGAAACCCATGGACCTGCTAACGCAGTGTTGGCCAACAATGTGTTCAACCATGCCAACGATCCTGTGGGCTTTGCCATAGCAGTTTCCAAACTGTTAGATGACACAGGCGTGTTTATATTTGAAGTTCCTTATTGGGGATGGATGGTTACCAATGGTAAATTCCCCGACATGGTCTATCATGAGCATCCAAGTTACTTTACAGTTAAAAGTGCTCAAACATTATTAGAACGTGCTGGACTTACTATTACGGATTTTGAACTGGTCAACTATCACGGACAGAGTTTGCGTATAACAGCTCGCAAAGGACAAGCAAGGTCAGACAAAGTAACAAAGGCCATTAGAGAAGAAACCGAACAAGGCTTGTTTAATCCTGAGTTTTATGCCAGCTTACAAGACAAATTAGTAAAAGCCAAAGTAGAATGGTTGAACAAATTTTATCAACTGCTCAGTGACGATCCACAGGCTGTGATCATTGGAGTAGGTGCTGCTGCCAAGGCCAACACATGGTTACGATGGCACGGTCTTGACGCAACAGTAATTAAGTGTATTACAGATTCTAGTCCTTACAAGCAAGGCAAATACACTCCGTTAACACGTATTCCTATCTGCAGTGACGAAGAATTTGCCAACCATACCAATCCATATGCACTTGTGCTAAGTTGGAACATCGGCGAACCACTACGACAAGCACTACTCGAAATCAATCCTAACACAAGGTTTATATCACAATGAAACACTACAACATCTACAACAACACAGAACCCGGCCTAGGTAGCTTTGCTGATGATCGCGGAACTATTACAGATATCTTCCACTTGATTGATATGAACTCTGCGTGTTTGATTACCAACACACCAGGTGCTGTTCGTGCCAATCACTATCACAAGCACACAACACAGTTCACCTATATTCTGAGTGGCAGTTTAGACTACTACAGTAAACCTGTAGACTCAGAGGAACCAGCCAATGTGATCACTGCTGGTGCTGGCGATTTTATTATTTCAGAACCAAACGAGATTCATGCCTGGCGCACAGGCCCAGAAGGTTGCACCCTTATTGCTTTTGCCAAGGGTCCACGTGGCGGAGAAGATTACGAAAACGACACGTTCCGAGTAGCCAGTATTATTCCTGAATGACCCGGGTCGCTGTGATCTTTGGTGCTCGCGGTGGCATTGGAGCCGCAACACGAGAAGAATTTCTAGCAGCTGGATATCGTGTGGTTCCAGTCAACAGTCTTGGAGTTGATTTTGGTCAACCCAACTGTTACGAAAAAACCTCGGCCATTTTGTCAGTCGAGCCAGATGTCATAGTCAATTGCGTAGGGCACATTGATAAAACCAATCTGGAAACCCATCATAAAACTCTAGATATCAATCTTGGTAGTAATTGGGCAATTTTAAGCCATTACATAAAAACCCCTCCCACCAAGCCACTAAAAATCATCATGGTAGGATCCAGTGCTTATCGTGGCGGACGTCGAGACTATATTTTATACTCGGCCTCCAAAGCGGCACTATATAATGTGTGGCAAGGAGCATGTGATTATTTTGGTGAAAGCGACATGGTTTCCATTGGTTTGATCAATCCTACAAGAACACGCACTCCCATGATAGACATGACTACTACAGCATTTTGTTATGAGCCCAAAGAAGTAGCACAACTAATATTAAAAATGGCATCAAGTGACACAAATCAATTGGTGGACATGAAGTATCCAGAGGAGATATAATGAAAATTGGTATTATCGGTAAAGGCACTGTAGGTAAAGCAGTTTATGAAGGCCTAAATCATATGGGTCATCAAATGAGTTTTTTTGATCCTGCGTATGAAGGATCTCAATTAAAAGACGTGTTGGACACAGACGTGGTATTTCTTTCTGTGCCTACCAATCAAGCATCAAATGGTGATTGCGACACCAGTATTGTAGAAAAGGTTGTTGAAGAACTAAATCAAGCCGAATACAAAGGACTTGTTGGACTCAAGAGCACTTGTGTTCCTGGCACTTGTGATCGATTATCCAAACAGTATCCTGCCTTGCGCATTTGTAGTGTGCCAGAATTCCTACGTGCCAAAACAGCACTAGCCGACTTTATGTATAATCATGACTTGTTGGTCATTGGTAGCGACCGTGTAGAAGATTTTGAAACAATCAAACGTATCCATGGTCACTTGCCAAAAAACGTTGCCTGTGTTAAACCTACCGAAGCAGAAGTAATCAAATACTTCAACAATGTGAATCATTCAGTGCAGATTATATTTGCCAACATTGCCTATGAAGTATGTAAGAAGTTGGGTGTTCACTATGATGCGGTATATCATGCCATCAGCAAGCGTGAATGTTTCAATCCAGCTTACTTGATGTGTAACGAAAACCTACGTGGCTTTGGTGGTCATTGCTTGCCCAAAGACACCAGCGCCTGGCGCAATCTTGTTCGAGATCTAGGCTTGCCATACGAAATGATTGATGCTGTAATCAAAGACAATGAAAAGATTAACAAATGAGTAAAATACTAGTAACAGGAGCCAGCGGACTATTAGGCACAGAGTTTTGCCGTCAACTCAAAGCAGCCGGACACGAAGTCTGGGCACTAGACAATCACAGTAGGTCATCGTCGATTCCAGACTGCAATCAATTTGTCAGCGCAGATCTACAGGTAGCATTGGTCTATGAAACCTTGCCCAAGGACTTTGATTACATTTATCACTACGGTGCTATCAACGGCACAACTAATTTTTATGAACGTCCAAATGAAGTTTTGAAAACAAATTTTGTCAGCGACTTAAATATATTTGAATTTGCTAGTCAATGCCCTAATTTAAAACGCCTTGTGTATGCTAGTTCAAGCGAAATTGTTAGTGACGATCCCGCAAGTCCAGTTCCTGAGAATTTAGACATTATGATCAAGAACATTCACAATGCTCGTTGGAGTTATCGTTTGGCCAAAGTTACCAGTGAAAACTATCTAGCCAATAGCAACTTGCCTTATGTTATGTTGCGTTACTTTAATGTGTATGGCGAGAACTCAAAGAAAGGTCACTTCCTAGGTGACCAAATCGACAAGATCCGTAATGGTGTGTTCACTGTAATCGGCTCACAAGAAACTCGTAGCTTCTGCCATGTGTCGGATGCTATCCGTGCCAGTATCTATGTGGCCGAAAACGTCAATCGTGAATTGGTCAACATTGGTAACGATCGCGAAATATCAATTGGTGATGCTGTTAAGGTTATCGCTGATGTAATGGGACATCCAGATGCTGTGTTTGAACAGTTACCAAGCAAAGCTGGTAGTGTAGCTAACCGTCGTCCAGATATTACCAAATTGCGTAGTATCATGCCCGACTACGAACCAATGAGTTTTGAACAAGGAATTAGATCAATTCTTGCTTGACAATCCAAATACAGTCGTGTAAAATAACTGTATGAAGAAAATCTATTATACCTGGTCTGACGTTGAATCTCAAACACAAGAGATCCTGCGTCAGATTTCCTTATCCGATTGGCGACCAGACTATGTTGTAGGCCTAACACGTGGCGGATTGACGCCAGCTAATTTGATTAGTCAATACTTAGAAGTTCCTATGGAATGTCTTAAAGTAAGCCTACGTGATACTAGCACAACCGAAAGCAATACCTGGATGGCTCAGGATGCGTTTGGTGGCTATACCGATGCTGATAATCCTAAACGCTACATACACAAGAACATTCTTATTGTTGACGATATCAATGATTCAGGTGCTACCCTAAACTGGATCATGCAGGACTGGCCACAAGGTTGTCATCCCGACAACGTGCTATGGTCAAACATTTGGAACAACAATGTTCGATTTGCTGTATTAGTTAATAATGCGGCCAGTGAGTTCAAACGTATAGATTATTCAGCTGTAGATATTGACAAGGCCGAAGAGCCTAGTTGGATTGTGTTTCCATGGGAGGACTGGTGGAAGAAATAGTTAACACCATATTCGGACCAATGGCTGTGATACCCACTGATGCCAAGATCGGAGCCGAGCTTAAAAGCAAAGGTTGTTGGGACCTGGTAGAAATAGTTGAAAGCATTCAACTGTTTGAACGCTATACACAAAATCCAAAAACTATATTGGATGTAGGATGTAATGTTGGAGCATGGACCTTGCCCATTGCTCGTCGCTATCCCAACGCAAAAATATTGGCCTTTGACTGTCAAGAATACGTGATCCGTTGTCTAAATAAAACCATCGACTTGAACCAGATCGAAAACGTTCAAGCCTATGTAATGGCCATTGGCAATGAAGATAAAGTTATTAAGTTTGGATCAATTGATTATACGTTTGGTGGAAACTTTGGTGCGTTTGAACTGGAACCGCCGGCACAGAATCCTGACTTTAATGGTCGTGCCTTGCCCGGTCGCTATGATGAACTTGATCAGCGCACTATAGATCGTTTGGAATTAGATGATGTAGGTTTAATCAAGATTGACGTAGAAGGCATGGAACTCAAAGTTATTCAAGGTGCATTGAATACTTTACAACGCTGTCGCAGTGTGGTGTTGTTTGAAAATCACAAGTGTGATTATTCTGCTGTGGTCGACTTGCTGAGCACTATTGGATACCAAGTAATTGGCACCATTGGGCAGATGTCGTTTGCTGTAAGTCAACGTGATTAGTTCAAAACTTCCAGCAGGTTCGCAACGTGGGCAAGTGGATAATTTTATTATCAACACAGTTTGCCAACAACTAAACGACGATTATATTTTTATAGATACCAGTTGGTTGTCTGTGTTGGATCTACAGTCATTGGATCCTAACAAAATTGCTGTTTGTTACTCGGGAGTTGACTGGGATAGCAGATACTGTATTCAAGAGCGCAGAGACGCACACAACATAATACAAAATCAAACTAGAGATCAAATTTACATTGGCAACACCAATGGTCAATATTATTTTAACTACTGGGCCGAATTTATAAGACAGAATCCTCAATACTTTTTTGATCGCCGATATTTGGAAAGCCCACGCATAACCAAAAAGTTCATGTGCTTGAACAGAAAAGCTCATGCACACAGAAAGTTTTTTGTTGACCTTTTAATACAACACAACTTGATTGATCAAGGAATAGTAAGTCAATTTACAAACAACATTGGACAACTACTGGATCCGGACATATCAAAACTCATGCGCAAGGATTCGGAACTCAACACAGTAATACCCAACGACATCTACAGTCTAGGCGACCCTGATGTATGGTCCGAGCATTTTGTCAATGTTGTTACAGAAACAACCACACATACCAATGTATTTTTAAGTGAAAAAACTTGGAAACCAATAATAGGTCTAAGACCTTTTGTGATACTGGGCGACTATCAAGCAGTTTACAAGTTAAAGGAACTGGGGTTTGATACCTTTGATGATGTATTTGGGCACTGGTATATTAACCCAGACTGGCAAATTCGTGCCCGATGCATTGTAGATATTTTAAAAAACTTGCCTGCGGATCTAAATACAGTGTATCAGCAACTCTTGCCAAGGCTTGAAAAAAACCGTGAAACATTTATAAACTACATGGATCAGAATCATAAAAAAATTTCTAATTTAGGAATAAGATGAAATCGCAAACAAGATTACTAGTATCTGGATGCAGTTTCACTGACTACCCGTATGCTACCTGGGCAGATTTTTTATTTCGAGAAGGGCATTGGGATGTCTATGAAAATTTTGCTTCGCCCGGAGCAGACAATGCTTTTATCGCAAGAAATATTGTAGACCATGCTCGAACCGGAGATACTGTGGTTGTGCTTTGGTCTGGGTTTGATCGGTGGTCTAGATGGTCAGAAAAACCCAGTCATGATTTTAGAAGCCAAGCATGTAATTGGATCAGAGGCGGCAGTGTTCGAGATCTCAAATCATACATGGTTCACTACTACCATCCAGTGGAAAGATTCCAAACCACAATGGACTACATATCCATGGTTGATTTACATCGGCAACTCAATGGCTATACTGTGTATCATTTTAGTGCTTTTCCATTTTTTCTTGGTGAAGTAGAAACCCAAGTTCATCCCGAAATTATGAACATATTTTCTCGTTATAATTTTCCAAATAATTTTGTAACCGATCTAAGTTTATATGACTATATGGTTCAAAACAAGCAGGAAATGAAAACTGAACACCAATACAACAAAAATGATTCACATCCTACCCCATTGACACACTGGGAATATTGTAGTAAAATTATAGCACCACGAATGAATCTTACCTTGAACAAAACCACCAAAGAGCAAATGATGGAAATTCAAAACGACTTAATCAACAACGGAATAGCAAGAAAATGAAAATCAAAGTCAGCGAAGTATTTTATAGTTTACAAGGCGAAGGTCGCTTTGTGGGTGTGCCCAGTGTGTTCTTGAGAACATACGGTTGTAACTTTACCTGTAGCGGGTTTGGTTGCAAGCCTGGAGAGAAATCCACAGGCGCAGATGAAGTGGCCAAGACAGTAGAGTTATACAAAGACTTTAACAGTTTGCCTTTGGTAGAAACAGGTTGCGACAGTTATGCATCATGGCATCCTGCATTCAAGCATTTAAGTCCTACCCTGACCACAGAAGAATTAGTAGAACGTATGTTGGCCTTGACTCCTAACAACATGTGGGGACAGAACAACGGCAACGATGTGCATCTTGTGATTACTGGAGGCGAACCCTTGTTGGGTTGGCAACGTGCTTATGCAGAGTTGCTGAGTCATCCGCGTATGTCAGACCTGAAGAACATTACCTTCGAAACCAATGGCACTCAACCCTTACACGACGACTTTAAGATGTTTTTGCGTAACTGGGCATTAGATGGAATTGGTGCGCCAAGAGAAGTTACGTTTAGTGTAAGTGCCAAGTTAAGTGCATCAGGCGAATCATGGGAAGATGCTATTTGTCCAGAGGTTGTCAACGAATATCAAAATTACGGACATACCTATCTTAAGTTTGTTGTAGAAACCATAGAGCATGTGGACGAGGCTGTAAAGGCTGTGGATGCTTTCCGTGCAGGTGGATTCAAGGGTGTTGTTTACTTGATGCCACAGGGTGGCGTTGTTAAACCTTACGAAGAAAACAAACTAAACATTGCCAACATCTGCTGTCAGCAAGGTTGGAATTACAGTCCACGATTGCATGTGGACTTGTGGGGCAACGGTTGGGGCAAGTAATGCCGCCATTAGATAGCCTATTTGGTGCCAGGCACAGTTTTTATCAACGTGCCAAATGGCGCATGGCATTTGCTTGGTTGCCTCATCGTTGTTGTATAAGCAGTCGTATCATATGGTTACAGTTTGGTTACATAGGAGAGGCCGTATGGCATGGGCCCGGCGATGATGTTATTGAATACAACTGGCACACCTCCACGGAACATTTGATTTGGTGTTTAAAAAATGGCAAATGATGATTTACATATAGACTTGGATCCAGGAAGGCAAGCTATTTTTGAAATCATTGTTCCTGCTGGTGGTTGGCGCAGAGTGTTTCCACAAGAGTATATACAGGAAATCCGTCCCATAGCCGAAACACTAGCTATTATGGCTGGAGTTACCATTGGAGACTACCAGTCTTTTCTTCAAGAAGCAGATGCTGTATATCGACTGCACGAAGATCAACCCGATGAGTTTTCATGGATTGAACGCAATCGTCGCATGCAAGAAGATCCAGTATGTCGAGAGCTGTGGAATAAATTACAAGTGTTATTGGCTTTGAAAGAAAAAAAATGACTAATGCATCGGATCTGCTGTCACTAGATTACAAATTTGTTGCCCGTGATAAAACATATAGTCTTGCGGACATTGAAAATGCCAAACAGTTTTACAAGGAAGCCTTGTTCAAAACTCTCGATGGCAAAACTGTGGGTAAAACTGTTTATCTCTGGACCAATGAACTGTTTGCTATTGTATCGGCATTGAAAGCAAGTTGGGAACTTGGTTGCACAGTTTTTGCTGCCGACTATAATCCTTACTACAATCAAATTCCAGAATTTAAAAACTTTCATGATTTTATTGATGTGGTAATAGGGCACGGCCCAGATCATGTGAACAGTAGTCTGAGTGTTTTGCCGCACAAGCCACATATCATAATTGATGAGCTAGACCTGGGCACCAACTATGCTGTAGTTGACTATGTGCTGGATCAACCCATTGGTCCTGATACCAATGCTGTAACTACTCATACCAGCGGAACTACAGGATTTCCTAAACTAACATATTTTACACATCAGTTGGTTATAGACATTGCCAAATCTGAAGTAGAGATGAATCGCATGGAACTCAATGACGTAGGTGGTCACGTTAAAACTCTACACCACGGAAGTTTATTTTTAAATTATGCTATACCGTTATTGTCGATCTGCACTGAACATCATTGTTTACACAACATGTTTCATTCTATTGCGACAGAACCAGAAAAATGTCTAAGGGTATTGCTTGAGTATGTGGATAAAAATAATCTCACACGATTGATGATTCCTTACAACTGGATCAGATACATGCCAAGCATGTTGGAAAATATTGATTTAAAACAGCGAGTAACTTTAAATTCTATACTTGGACCAACTGACGCCGAAATGCAAGATATCTTTGACCGATTCAGGCCTCGTAGAATTATCAACATGTGGGGATGCAGTGAAGTTGGATCAGTATTTCATAGTATAACCGAAGTTGACAATATAGATCAATATAATCCCAACAAATTTGAAGTAATAAATAAAGATATAGACTATGTTATTGAAAATGACCATATTCTATTAAAGTGGAAAACTTCAAATATTTGGCACAAAATTGGAGATGTATTTAAAGTTTTTCCAGATCACTTGCTTTGGTTAGGTCGTAGTGCTACAATAACTCTAGATGGGACGACGGTTAATGTAGGCCGAATCAAAGAATTTTTAGAAAAGCAGTATAACACTGTTCATTTTAGTATTGTAATCGATTACGAACTAAATCAACTTTATCTGGCCAAATGGGACAAATCTATTCCGTCAGACATAACAGTGTTAAACAATTTGTTAGTTGAACAATTCGGCAAAGAATACAAGTTTAGTCGTGTGAAACAATTAAACTATGCTCGAGTGCTACAAGGAATGAAACCTAGTCAACCCATATTACTATACATGTTTAGAAACGATGAACAAACATCTTAAAGAAAGTCAAACAACTTACTGGCCTCATTTCAAATGGGCTGTTGTAGCTGGATTCAGATTGATCTATGCCGGCATCTCCAGTTTGATTCATGCTATTCATCCATCACTTTTTCCAGGCACCGCTGCCAAGACTGTGATTGATCTGTATCATCGTCGTTTGGAAAACCATCCTAATACACAGTATCAGGAAATTATCAAAGAAGCAAAGGAAAAGAACAATGGGAATGTTTGATTTTTTAAAGAAGAAGCCGGCTCCTCCGGCACGTAAAAAACCTATCGCTGATGCAGCCGAAAAGCAGACCAAGTCAGCCAAAGACCTTGCCACAGAAAAAGGTGAGCCTTATGTGTCAATTTTGAGCATGGATGTTGATCCTGATGATCTACAAAATGGTGCTTTTGAATTAGACTGGAACGATATTTTTATTGCTCGCTTGGTCAAAGCCGGTTACATGATGAGCCCCGACGACACTGATGCTGACATTGTGGATCGCTGGTTTACTGCTGTGTGTCGTAACGTGGTTCTTGAAACTTATGAACAATACGAAGCAATGAATCCAGAACGTGATCGTGTGGTCAAGACACGCAACATCGGCGACGGACGCACAGAGGTATCGTGAAAATTGGAGTGTTTGGCGACAGTTTTGTTGACAAAAGATCTAACAAGCATATCTGGTTCAACATTCTTCAACATAAACACAATCACAAGGTTGAATCCTGGGGTGAAGCTGGATCCAGCATAGAATTTAGTGCGCAACTGATTGACCAAAAAGCTCAAGACTATGACTTGGTAATTTGGTGTGTAACAACTCCGGGTCGATTTAGTTTTTGCGTAGATGGAAAATCGTATCATGTGGCCACAGCGCAAGATGTGTGTCAAGAACAACAGTTGGAAGTCAAGCTAAAACATCAGGCCTGCACACAATGGTTAAAATATGTGTTTGAATGGGACCAAGGTAACTTTGTAGGGCAGGCCCTGGTTTCCTACTTGCTAAACAAACATAAAAACCTAATGCTTATACCCTGCTTTGTTCCGCCATTGAGTGCTGAATTTAATTTATATGCTATAGCGGAAAAAGAAGCACAATTTTATTTTCCTGGTAAAACTTTGCCAGAAGTTTATGAAAAGTATATGGAACTACGACAAGGTCACATTTCCAACGAGAACCAAATGATTTTGGCAGATTTGATCAATCAGAATCTCAAACCTGGTCTTTTTCAAACTGGTTATGAAAATTTTGTTAACCCAACAGTTGAACTATCGGAGTGTTTTATAAAAAAATGATATTATATGTAAATGGCGACAGTCACACAGCAGGAGCCGAAGCTGTTAATGTTCATGCGTTTGCTGAAGATGATTCACAATACTTTTATATGGGGCGAGCTCCACATCCTGACAATCTGCAGGTCAGTTGGGGCAAGCTTCTCAGTTTAGGTCTGCAGGCTGGATTCAAATGCGATGCTGAAAGTGCCAGTAGCAATCAACGAATACTAAGAACCACTCGAGATTTTTTAAAAAATCAAACATTAAAAAACGATCTACTGGTCATTATACAATGGTCAACATGGGAACGCGAAGAATGGTTACACGAAGGTGTATATTATCAAGTCAATGCATCGGGCATAGATCATGTTCCTCAACCCTTGCAAGAAAAGTATCGTAACTATATCATAGGCATCGATTGGGAACAAAAGACTCGAGAAGCACATGAACAAATTTGGGGATTCCACCAAGAGTTAGAAGCTCAAGGTATTCGTCATATCTTCTTCAATGGTAACAACAGTTTTGGTGGCATAACGGACCGACAGGATTGGGGCACCAGTTACATCGAACCCTACGATCCAAAAGGCACCTTTTCGGCAAAATTGGCACAGGCTGGTATTGACACAGTGGCACCCAACAGCTATCATTATGGCAAAGATGGCCATAGCTTTTGGAATCGTTTTATGTTACAATACATTATTAACAACAAATTTATGTAAGGCCTACAATGAAGTATGTGTTGATTGACACAGCAAATCTTTTCTTTCGTGCTCGGCATGGAGCATTTCGTGCTAGTGACACTTGGGAAAAGATTGGATTCGCTCTACATGTAACCTTAATGGCAGCCAACAAAGTGGCCAAGCGGTTTGAAGCAGACCACGTGATATTTGGCCTAGAAGGACGCAGTTGGCGCAAGGACTTTTACAAGCCCTACAAAGCCAATCGTGCTGTAGCCCGTGCTGCCCTAACAGAACACGAACAAGAAGAAGATAAAATGTTCTGGGAAACCTATGATGCGTTGACTAAATACTTGTCAGAGAAAACCAATTGCAGTGTTATCCGGCACGAAAATGCCGAAGCGGACGATATCATAGCCCGCTGGATCGCACTACACCCCCAAGACGAACATGTAATTATTAGCAGTGACACTGACTTTGTTCAGCTTCTAGCCGAAAATGTCAAGCAGTATAACGGAATCACCGACGAACTAATCACCATAGAAGGAATATTTGATGCCAAAGGTAAACCAGTCCTTGACAAGAAAACTAAGGAACCAAAAACAATACCGGATCCAAAGTGGCTACTTTTTGAGAAATGTATGCGCGGCGATTCGAGCGATAATGTCTTTTCGGCATTTCCCGGTGTCAGAACAAAGGGCACTAAAAACAAAGTTGGCCTCATGGAAGCCTACGAAGATCGAGACAAAAAAGGGTATGCGTGGAACAATCTAATGCTACAGCGTTGGTCAGATCCAGATGGTGTTGAGCATCGTGTGTTGGATGACTATGAACGTAATGTTCACCTGGTAGACTTGACAGCACAGCCACAAGAGATCAAAGACAAAGTGGATGGTGCTATTCGTGAACAAATCAGTCATAAAGATATAGGTCAAGTGGGTGTGCGTTTTATGCAGTTTTGTGGCAAATATGAATTGAACAAGTGTAGTGAGCAGGCCGATTCGTTTGGACGTTGGTTAAATCAAACATACAAAGGAGTATTAAATGGCTAAAGACATGTTTTGGACCACAGTAACATTTGCTGTTATCATTGGTGTGTTGGCTCTGGCATTTTGGCCCTCAGGCAAATCAGATATAGTTGTTGTAAAATATGACTGCCGCCAGTTGATAGGCGGTTGGCATCCTGATATCCCACTCAAGGTTCAGGAAGAATGTAGAAAAAGGAGTAACAAATGACCCTAATAGCAAAACCCGTGATCGATCGTAAGTATTGGATCTTACAGGACGACAATCAAAAGGTAGGCAACGTAGAAGCTTGCGACGGTGGTTTCCAAGTCAAGATTAATAATCAAGTTGTAGCACAGTATAAAACTATCAAGATGGTTGAACAAAGAGTGCATGTTCATTTCGAACCTCCACTCAAGACCAAGGCCAAGCCAGTGACCAATCTTGTTCACGGTTATCCAGTGGCAGGACGAGTCTGTAATCCCATGTGGGACGTGCCCAAGAAGTTACCAGTATATACCAAGACCAACAAAAGTAAGTCATGGTTTGCCGCCGGCTGGTATCGTGTCAAGAAAGGTCGTAACTGGACTGCCATGCAAGGTCCTAAACTAATCTTACTACAACGCTACCCTTATGCGGGTCCATTTTATTCTAAAGAGGAAGCTGAACAACATGTCTAATCCATTTCGTGATCAAGAAACATTTATGATTGCCTGCGATCAAACCGTGGGCGTAGAAAATCAAGAACAGTATGGTTTGTATCTTAACCTAATCAAAGAAGAAGTTCAAGAGCTTTGGGATTCAACCACTCGTGCAGACGACCTTGATGCCTTGATTGACATCCTGGTCGTGACCATTGGAGCTCTACACTCAATTGGTGCTGATGTTGAAGGTGCCTGGAAAGAAGTAATGGGCTCCAATCAGGCCAAAATTAATCCACGCACCGGTCGAGTCAATAAGCGTGATGATGGCAAAGTTTTAAAGCCAGAAGGATGGACTCCGCCTAAATTGGAGCAGTTTTTAAAATGAGTGCACATATACAACGATTTATTGAGAGACTGCAAGGCTTTGAAGCTCGAGGATCTCGAGACTTTATCATGCCTATAAGTGATGCTAAAGGCATGCATGCTGACCTAACTCGCTTGTTACTTGAGTTAAATGACCTTAAAGAAGCGGCTGTAAAAGCCCAAGAAGAAGAAACTATTACGGTTCAAGTTGGTGGCGGATCATTCTAAATATACATATATTTTGGCATAAATAAATGCATGAGTCGACCAAAACCAAAAGTGTTGGCAGAACTGACAAATAAAGCAACATACAAGACCGAACAGGTCTTAGCCTCAGAAGGCGTATGGGCTGTATTCTATTCCGGTGAGCCAATCAATCTCAAGACCAGTAACTTACTGGTTCAATACCCTGGACCGAAATATAAAAAAGTTTCGTTCTCCAATCCTGGCCACGCAAAGAATCTGGCCAAGAAACTCAACACACAATTCAAAACCGACAAGTTCACGGTAGTGCTTCTTAAAGCCGGCGAACAAGTTTATCCTTGATGTGCGCGACAAAAAGAAACTCACCGAAGAATTAATTCAACATCTTCCTGATCCGTTTAAGATCTCAGCCGAAGAAGCCATGCCTATGTGGTGGTATAATCTTAGGGCCAGTGGAGGCATGCGCTTGACCAAGATAGGATACGAAACATTTACCAAGATTCTCGAGTTGGAACACTACAATTACAATGTAGAACCGTTTGCTATAAACAGCAGAATGATTGTTGCTCTAGATCGTAAACTACAACATCCTTGGTTTATTGTGACCCACAAAATGATGCCAAAAACTCTGGTATTCTTTGGCAGTAAAGAAGCCATGATGGCCAACTTGTATGGCGATCTAAAGAAGTTTCTTGACAACTATACTCATTAGTGCTACAATACTATTGTAGGGCCTTTAGCTCAGTTGGTTAGAGCAAACGACTCATAATCGTTGGGTCGATGGTTCAAGTCCATCAAGGCCCACCAAATAAGGTAAATATTTTACTATGGAACAACGTAAACAGCCTGTGCAACAGTATTTTTACTCAGAAGAAGAGTGGAGTCGTTTAGGATGTGGGCCGCTGCCAGCGGAACGTGATCGAGCGCGGATAAATCAAAAAGTTATAGCTCGTGCTAACCCGTGGCAAGATGGTAAAGTAATCAAAGGCAGTAACTAAATAAAGTTATAAAAAGGATACATTTATGACTATTTACACTTTAATGGTATGGGGACGCGAGTTATCATCTACTGAGCTCGACGCACTTAATACTCAAATCGCAGCCGATGTAGCAGCAGGGCAAACCGATGGAAATTTAGAATTTGTACCATATGGCGATGCAGAATCTGCAGCACAACGCGATTGGACCACCACCGAATATGCTCAAGGATGGCTTGACTTCTGTAATACTTTTAGTCCACCACCAACTACTGCTATAATTGAAACTGTTTAAATTCAGTAAAGAATTGTTGTAATTCCTTCGTAGTGAAGGCACTGTGGACGAGGGTTCGATTCCCTCCAGCTCCACCAAAAAGGCACTACACCCCTCTTGACAATGGGCAACCTTGTAGTGCGTTTCTGATGGGGCTGACCGGTTTCGACATGGTGAGATAGCGAAAGAGGCAACACGGTAGGCGATGACCGTAAATCAAGCAAATCTCGTAAATGCAAAAGCATCTACTGGCGAA